AACAGGCGAGGCGCTCTGTCCCGAACGGCGCCCGATCGAGAAACTAATTAAGATTCAGAAGCGAATCGGCGGCTATTACTTCGATGCTCTGTTTCAGCAACGGCCAACAGCCAGGGAAGGCGAATTCTTCAAGGTGTCCAAACTGGAGACCATCGAAGCCGCACCCGCAGATCTCAGGCTCTGCCGCGGCTGGGATCTGGCCAGCACCGAAGGCGGCGGCGCGTATACATCAGGCGTACTGATCGGGAAGGATTCGAAAGGACTCTGGTACGTTCTCGATGTGCTGCGCGACCAATGGTCGAGCGACGACGTCGAAACGCAGCTCATCAGCGCGGCCCGGCGCGACGGCTTGAGCGTCCGCATCCATATTCCCCAAGATCCAGGCCAGGCGGGAAAGAAGCAGGCGACATCGCTCGTGCGAATGCTCGCAGGTTTCAGCGTTAAGACTGAGCCCGCAAGCGGATCGAAGGAGACGCGCGCATTCGCGTTCTCGGCGCAGGTCAACGTCGGCAATGTGAAACTGGTAAAAGGGTCGTGGAATAAGGCTTTCACTGAGGAATTGCGGCAGTTCCCGCGCGGCAAGTATATGGATCAGGTGGATAGTGCGAGTGACGCCTTCAACGAATTGGCGCTGGGCGGGATCTTCAGTCAGGGCGATTTCTTCCGCTAAAATAAACCCCGCCCGCATTGATAATTCACTCCTTGGGTCAACTATATGGCGGTCGCGGCTTTTTGCGTTTGGTTTCCGCGACCGCCACTTTTTCCCCTCCAAAAATAAAGATTTATCCTGCCTTAACCTCTGCCCGTGGCCGAGGATCTCAAAAACAAAGCCTCTTATTGCTGCAACGCCTACCACGACATGAAAGACGGGTGGCGGATTATGGCCGACGTCACAGCCGGCACGCTTCACCTTCGCAAGTGCGATACTTACAACGCCTATTCATATCTCCCGCCCGAGCCCGGCGAAAAGCCTGAACACTACGCCTATCGCAAGCGGCGCGCGATTCTATTCGCCGCGACGGCCCGGACATTGAACGGCTTGGTGGGAATGGTCTTCAGGAAAGAGCCGAAGCTCGGTGACGACGTTCCGGAGTTCATTCGGGGCAGGGAAGCCGCGGAGGGACAAACCAAGGTCGAGGGGCAATGGGAGAACATAGACAACGCCGGGACTCACGGCTCCGTGTTCTGCAAAGAGGTCTTCACGGACGCAATGAGAGACGGCCATTCGGCTATTCTAGTTGATATGCCGCCGCCATTGGGCGAGGGCGCGACGCTCGCAGACGAGAAGGCCGCCAATCGCCGTCCGTATTGGGTGAGATACAAGGCCAAGCAGATCATCAACTGGCGCACGTCTATGCGCGACGGCCAGATGCGCCTCGATCTGATTGTTTTCAAGGAAGAGGGCCAGGAGCCAGACGGTGAGTACGGTGAGAAGGAAGTTACGAAGTACCGAGTCTTTCGGCGAGACGCTCTCGGCGTTCGCTGGGGGTTGTTCCGCGAAGAGAAGACGCCAGGCGGACAAATGGAGCCGATCTTCGAGGACGGCGGCCCGGTCTCGCTCGACGAGATCCCGGTCGCGCTAATCTACAGCCGCAAAGACGGGTGGTTGATGTCTCGGCCGCCATTACTCGACATCGCGCTTATCAACGTCGCGCATTATCAGAAATACAACGACTTTTCGATCTACATCCACATCGCATCGCGCCCGCTGCTCTGGTTTCGCGCAAGAGACACGTCGAAGCCAGTCGAGACCGTAGGCGCTTACACGTATTTCGACGTCGGCGACAACGGCGAAGTGGCGTTCGCCGAAACCACCGGCGCTGCGCTGGCGGCCGCGAGCGAGGATATTAAGGACCTGGAAAGCCGCATGGCCGTGCTCGGCCTGGCGATCGTCGAGGGCAAATCGCAGCCGCAGCCCGAGACCACCGCGACGGAGGAAGTGCTCGATCACGTTCGAGAAGAATCCGAACTCGCCACCGCGGCGCGCAGCCTGAAAGACGGCATGGAATTGTGTCTCCGCTTCCACAACCAATATTTCACCCCCACAGCGACGACTGGCGGGAGCGTCGAACTCGGCGCAACGATCGAGGAAATGACGATCCCGCCGCAGGAATTGCAGGCGTATTCCAACATCGTCGGCGCGAATCAACTGAGCCTCGAAACCTTCTGGAAGATTCTCGACAAGGCCGGGAAGCTGCCAGCCGATTTCGACCCGAAGAAAGAACAGGCGCAAGTCGAGAAAGAGGCGCAGATCGCAATGGATCGAATGATGGCGGCTACTGACGTTCCGCCGAGGGGCGCGGAAAAATAAATTTCCCGCCTATAGATACTAATCAGCATCGCGGGTTAAGCCCGCAAAACCCCGGCTAAGCCGGAAACTCCAAAGTTAAGCAGAGGAGCAATCAATGGCAATCGAATTTGAAGTGATCGAACTCGACAAAGTCGAGGAAGAGATCCGGTCAGCTTACGTCGAGAAAGAAGGGAAATTCATTCTCGATCCCGAGAAATATTACGAGGTAAGGGCTCAAGGCCTGCTCAAGAAAAACCGGGAGCTAATCGAAGACAAAAAGAGGCTGACCGAAGAAAAGAACACGCTCGATAAAAAGACACGGAGCGCAGACAGCGACCTCGAAAAGCAGCTCACTGAGCGGGACGCCCGTATCGCCGAGCTTGAAAGGTCAAATCGGGAGCATGCGATCTGGTCGCCAGTTAGAGGGCTCGCCGCGAAATCGGGCGTTATGGGCGATCGGCTCGAAGCGGTAATGACGCTGCTCCGCGCCGAGCAACGATTCGATCTTGAAGAAGGGAAGCTCGTCTACAAAGACAAAAACGGCTACGTCACAGGGATCAAGCCGGAGAGAGCTTTCGAGGTTTATTTGAGAGAGGAACTCCCTTGGGCGTTCGAGGCCTCCAAGGCGGCCGGCAGCGGCGCTCAGAACGGCAAAGGCGGCGCAGGGCCGCGCACTATTTCCCGCGATACATTTGAAGGGTGGAGTCAGACGCAGCGGGACAAGGCAATAGCCGAGGGTGTTCGAGTGCTTGATAACTAACCTACTCTGCAACGGAGTAGGGACATTTTGAGGACATTATGGCTTTAGCTAATACCCTGACGGGTTTAATCCCTACTCTGTACGCCGCGCGTGATGTTGTTTCGCGCGAACTGACCGGAATGATCCCGGCCGTAACTATTGACGCAGCCTCCAGCCGCGCCGCGCTCAACCAGACCATGCGCGTGCATGTCACTCCGGCGCTCACTGCCTCAGACATTACCCCGGCAATGACCCCGCCGACGCCTAACAGCGTACAGGTCGGATTCGTGGATATGGTGATCACGAAATCGCGCGCCGTCCAAATCCCCTGGAGCGGCGAGGAGCAACAGTCAATCACCGAAAACGGGCCGGGCATTTACAACGTCCTGCGCGATCAATTGGCTCAGGCGATGCGAACGCTGACTAATGAGATTGAGGCCGATTTAACCGGCTTATATATCAGCACGTCGCGCGCATTCGGTGGCGCGGCGCCGTTTGCTTCCGACCTGTCATCTTCCGCTGAGATCCGGCGAATTCTCGATGATAACGGCGCGCCGCTGTTTGATCGGCAGTTGGTTATCAATACCGCCGCCGGCGTCAACTTGCGAAAGCAGGCGCAGCTCACCAAGGCCAACGAGGCGGCGACCGACGCCACGCTCCGCCGCGGTACGCTGCTCGACCTTCACGGCTTTGCAATCCGTGAATCCGCGCAGATTAAAACCCCGGCCATTGGAACCGGCTCGGCCTATACGACCAACACGGCCGGTTATGCGATTGGCGCAACATCGATCACGCTGATTACGGGTTCTGGCACAATCCTGGCCGGTGATCGCGTGAAATTCACGGGCGATGCTAATAACACATACGTCGTTGATACCGGCATCGCCGCGCCTGGCACGATTGTTTTGGCCAAGCCTGGTCTTCGGCAAGCTATCCCCGGCTCCGCGACCGGTATCGCGGTGCAGGCCGCCACGGCGCAGAATCTCGCATTTCAACGCTCGTCCTTCGTGCTGCTTGCTCGCGCTCCGTATCTGCCCGGTAGCGATATGGCGATGGATCGGATGACGATGCAAGATCCGGTAACGGGTTTGCCTTTTACCGTGGCGTCATACCTTGGCTACCACGCGAAGTTTCTCGAAGTTTCAATGTCGTGGGGTGTCAAGGGCATCAAGCCGGAACATGCCGCAATCCTGCAAGGATCGTAATCCTATGGCTAAAAAGAACGGTGAAACAATTGAAGGCGAGGCGCCCGTCAAAAAGGCGCCCGCCGCACCCGACGACCGCTATCGCAAGTTGCAAGCCGAGCGCCGCGAATTAGAGGTGGAACTCGCCGCCATCGACGTAAGACTTCGATCGGCAATCAATGCGGGCGATTTGGGGCTATTAAATGAGATCGCGGCGCGCAAGGCGGAACTGCCGAGGTTGTTTATCGCTGCCTCGACAGCCGAAACGACAGCGCGGCGCGATTTCTTTAACGCCGAAGATGCGGCAAATCTGGAACGGCTGGCAAAGGCCGAATCTGAGCTTGAAAAGGTTCAATCAGCGATTAGCAAGCGACAGCGCGAATACGAAAGCGACATGGCTGTGATGCGGGCGCATTTGCAGGAAGTCGAAACTCTGTTAGGCGAGATCACTGGAGATATTGCCGCATCGAGAAACTTAGGCGCGGCGGGCGAGGCTGGATTCAAGCGCTCGCTCGCATCCTTGGTTGAAGTCTAAATGTCCATCCCCACACTCGACACCACAATCGGCGGCGCGAACGCCAATTCATACATCGATCTGACGGCCGCGGAGACTTATTTCGACTCGCGGCTCAACAGCGACGCATGGACTGGCGCGAGCGCCGACGATAAGAGCCGGGCATTGCTTATGGCGGCTACTCAGTTGCAAACGCGCAATTGGATGGGGGATCGAATGACGGTAACGCAGCGTCTCGCATGGCCGCGCTGGGGCGTCTACAAGGTGGATTCAATCGGCGTCAGTTCTTACGGTTACGGCGCATTGGGCTGGCTCTACGGCGATCAGTATCTGCCAACCGAGATCCCGCAGCAGGTAAAAGACGCTCAATGTGAATTAGCAATCGCGTTGCTTGAAGGGGCAGCGGGCGGGGGCGAAGAAGCGATGGCTTCATTCACCGCTGACGGCCTGAGCGTCAACTTTCGCAATCAGGGACCGGCGGGCGCATTGCCGTCGAGAGTGTCGGAATTACTTGCCGGACTCACGACCGGCAACAGGTTGATACGTGGCTAAACCGCTTTTGTCTAAATCGCGTCTCGATACGATCCGGCGCCGCCTCTACGGGCCGAACGTGCAAGTCACGCTTTACAGAGTCACGCCGGCGCAGGGCGAGACGGAGATCGCAACGATTACGAGCGGCTTTCTATTTGTTCGAGAGCGCCGGGCAGGGCAGGAGATTGACGGGTCAGGCGTCAAGTTCTGGCTCGCGGCCGAGGTGATTGATCGAGAGACGTTGAGCATTGGCAGCTCGCTAGCGCTGACGATTAACGGCGTAGCGACGCGGTATCGGATCAGCGATCTATTGCCGCAGCAGCAAGTCGGCGCGGGATACGTGCTGCGGCTCTCACCGCAGAGAGGGGCGACGGGATGATCAGTTTCACGGTGAAAATTGATAATGCGGCGCTCAAAGCGGAAATCGCGGCGGGTGTGCGGCCGATCATCAAGGAGATCGCGTTCGGTATCGAAGCCGCAATGAAACAGTCAATGACGCTGCCGAAACATGGGCGGGAATATAAGAGACGGGGCCGGACTCACATTGCGTCCGCTCCAGGTGAAGCGCCGGCAGTGGATACGGGGTTCTTGATTAACAGTATTCAGACGGTGATCAAAAGCGATACCGAGGCCGTGATCACGGTCGGCGCGGAATACGCCGAGGGGCTGGAATTCGGAACAAGCAAAGTCGCCGCTCGGCCGTTCATTGTGCCCGCGATCGAGGGCGTATTAGGGCGATTCGGGCGCGGCGGCGGGATTCTATCAATGGCGGATAGGTAAATGCCGACTTACACGGAAACCCAAATACGAGCGGCGATTGAGACGGTGATCAACGCCAACACGACGGGCGCCGTCGTCTTTCCGTGGTGGGTTTTAGGCGATGATCCAAATATGTGGCCTGGATTGTTGCGCTCGGCGGCTGACGGTGATCGCGTCCATGGCTATGTGATCACGCGGCGCCGGATTGACGCGACGGAGACAGTATTCGACAGAAAATCTCCTCAATGCGCCGATACCGATCTCGACTACGCGATCTGGGGCTTTCATTTCTACGACACCGGCAATCGGACAGCGAACACCGATCTGACCTTCAACGCCGAACTGGACGCGATCAGAAACGCTTTCACCGTCTTAAACACACTTCCCGCCGAACTCCAGCGCGCCGGGATGCCGCAATTCGACGTGGATTTAGACATTTTTGGTGGAGAGCTTCTCCACTACGCTACAGGGCGACTTGTAGTCAGACAATTATAGCGAGGGGCAAATGGCCGACTTTTTACTTGAAAATGTAAAATACTTTCTCAGCAAGCGACCGGAGACGTCGCTCAATACGGATTGGACGACTGGCACGGATTACCTGCTCGCGCTCTCCGACTCCCCGGCCTATGTGCTGCCTCAGATTGAATTCGTCTCTGACGCTGGCAGACCTGGCAACGGCCACGAATTTCCCACGCGCCAATGTCCGACTTACGTCTCTCATCCCGGCCTGGGCTTCAACGGCGAAATGAACGTGTCTTACGCCGGCCGCGCTCTTCTGCGCGCGCTGGGCGGCGCCGTGACGGACGCGCAGCAAGGCGGTACTGCGGCATGGAAGCACAGTTGCATAATGAAAGATGCGCTGATCAGCCGGCAATTGCCGTCAACTACGGCAATATGCGAGATCGGCGGGGCGAGTTTCAGGCTGGCTGGAATGGTTGTTGACAGATACGCGCTCGAACAGAATCGCGCAGACCCGCCGCGATATAACTTTGATTTAGTGGGCTCTGGCGACTTCACCTCGCCGCATGGCGTTGGGACGGCGCAGGTCGAAACGGCGACAGCAGTCGGGACGATTGGCACGCCAGGAACGGCGGCTGTGACGGTCACGGCGGCCGGGATGCCGGGCTCGCCGCGACTGGTCTCGGTCAACGTCGCGGGCTCGGACTCTGCCGCCACATGGGCGCAGAAGGTTAGAGACGCGCTGCCGCTCGACCCTGTAGTGCGCCAATGGTTCACGGTCTCGGGGGCTTCCACCTCTATCGTTCTGACCTCTCGCTATATCGGCGCGAACGATCCGACGATGAACATCGCGCTAGCGAATGGCACTTGCACTGGGATTACGGCGGCGCCGACGTCCGCCGACACGACGCCCGGCGCGGTTACGCTCCCCACGAGCGCCGATATCCTGACCTGTCTGGACGGCAATCAGACGGTGATCAACTGGACGGATTCTGATGGCTTGCAAACCTTCACTGGCGCGGGTTGTGGGGTGAGATCTTCACGCATCGAAGTCGCCAACAACACTAAACTCAATGACAGATGTCCCGGCGATTCGACGCTGACAATTACGGACGGCGCGCGCACCACGAATCCAGCTTACGTTGGAAAGATGCGGCATGGCGCGAGAAGCGTGTCGGCGCGGATCGTGATGGCGCTCGATGGCGCGATTCCTGACTGGTACACATTCGCAGTCAATGATGTGCTGACGGACGTTACATTTCAGTACCGCGGCGCCATCATCGCCAGTTCGTTCCGCTATATGCTGAGCTTGATCATGCCCAAAGCGCGCGTCACTTCCATCGAGCCGATCGAAGACGACGGCGACGCCGCGATGGCTATCAACCTAACCGGCTTCTGGGATTCCGCGACCGGGACGGCGCTGAAGGCCGAAGTTCAAAACACGGAGACGAGCAATTATGACTAGGAGGGTAACTGTGGAGCCGTTTTTATCGAACGTGACAACCGAGGAGATGGAAGCGGCGCCGCAATCCGCGGCGGAAGGCCATACCGTCTTCGACTTCACGCAGCCGGAAGAAATGATGGACCCGTTGACCTTCAGCGTTTATCGTCGCCTGAGCCGCGCCGCGAAACTGGCGCCGGGCGGGGAGTTCAAGTCGGATGAAGGAAAAGGCGATGCGAGTTTATTACCGGATGGGAAGATTTATACCGAGGCTGAGGTTATTGCGATTCTCGGGCCGGATTATCAAAAGGGCCTGGCTGTCAATCCGAATTGCTGCGGCTAATGTCCGCTCATTCTGGCGCGCCATTTACTCTCTGTCCCGCTACGGCGACGTCACGATCCGCACTCACGATCTACGCAAGGCCGAATGCTTCGACTGCAAGAAGATTGTCTTACGCGAACGCGGCCTTTACTGCGGCGCCTGCGGATGTCCAGAATGGTTTATCAGCGATCTTCGAACGAAATGGCGGATGCTGGATGTCCGATGTCCGCTGAATAAGTGGTAGCAAAATAAATCCCAGCCTTTCTTTACTCTTTCCCTTCGCAATCAAAACAGATCGGCTCGCTTACGAGTAGTTGATCACCACTCGGACAACGCGCGGCTACCTTCACGCGCTCGCGGGCCGATAAACCTTGAAGGAGCATGGAAGGATGCAAAATGGAACCTTACGCCTTTGACGCCGAATTCATTGAAGTTGATTTCAACGCCCGCCCGAACGCCGAAAACCCGTCAATCGTCTCCCACCGCCTGAGAAAGCCAACCCTGGAAGAACTCAACGAGCGGGAAAGCTTGATCAAAAACGAACTGGTCGAAATCAATAGCCGCGAAGATGAGTTTCAGGCGGACGACGAGGTGGCCAACTCGCGCCTGTGGGACAAAATATGCGTGGCGGTAAAAGGATATAAAGACGCCGCGGAATGGCGTGACGTCACGGACGCGGATCGGGCCGCAATGCGCTCAGGCCATAAGAGAACGGCGATTCTCGCGCTGTACGCGGGCTGGTGTGAGATCGAGGGCGACGAAGACGGGGTTTCCATCGGCGCTGACACCTGGACGGTGGTGCAGAATATCGGCACGAAGCGTGACGCGCCGAATTTCGTCGTGCGCCATATCCTCCGCGAGCCCACCGAGGCCGAGCGGATAAAATTCAAGCGCTCGGCCTCTTCAACTTCCTACGTGAAAGGCGCGAAGAAGAATCAGGTAAGAGTGAGAACAAACCTCCGGGCGTATGTCGAGCTCTACGACGCGTTGATCGATCACGTTGAGGGCGCGACGACTACGCCAATTGCCGTTATAGATCCAATCTGGAAGCGCCAGGTCATTCAATGCCTGGTGGCCAATCTGGAGGCGCAAATCTCGGACTGACAGAGCGCGTTTCGAAATATCTCGACCGCCAATTTGAGGCGCGCCGTAAGCGGGGCGGGGAAGGATGCAAGGGGGAAGAGTTGTGCATGGTTACGGGGCCGCTCCGCGATAAGTCGCGCCCAATTGAAACGATCTGCGCCGGTTGTGAATTACTCCCCACCAAGCCCGGCAATATTCCCGCGCAGCTCTCGGCGCTCGTGATGACGGCCTATCGAATGGAGGCCTTAGCCGAACGCCATGCGCTTGCGGCCTATCCCGATTTCTTCACGTCTCTGGAGTGGGAGGCCTTTCTTACGCTGATATACGCGCGCGCGAAGGATCAGGATAAAGACTTGAAGTCGAAGCAGAGGGACCGGGGGCAGAATATCGAGCAGCGCAGACTTGAATCGCGCTTAGGGCGGCATTGACCGCTCTTTTAATTTATGTGACACTCGCCGCGCCTCCTTATTCGCCCTTGAAAGGATTTCCCCCATGCAAGATCAGCCTGTCGGGTTCGTCTGTCCGTATTGCCACACCACCGCGCCGCCTTTCGTCTGTTCTAAAGTCTCAACCGGAGGCTGGATCATATTCGCCCTGCTTCTGCTCAGTTGCATTGGGACTCTTTTTTGCTGGGTGGGCCTATTCTTCACTGATACCTATCATCAATGCCGCCAATGCGGTATCCGGCTCGGATAAAAAATAAATCCCCGCCGCAAGCCATACTCGGCATGTGGCAGGAACAATCAAAATCTCAGTTGAGCTTGATACCAAGCAGGCCGACCGTGAGTTGCAGGGGTTTAAGGGCCGATTTCAGTCCGCCATAAACGACAGCAACAACAGCGTTAAGGCGTTGCAGTCCTCTCTCGGCGCGTTGCGCACGGCATTCGCGGCGCTCGGCGGGCTTGCGATCGTCTCGACGCTGAAGCAATTCGCGGACGCCTCGATCAACGCCGCGATTGCGATTGATAAGCAGACCAACGCGCTGAAGGCGTTGACCGGGAGCGCGGTCGCGGCGCAAAGGCGGTTTAAAGAGTTATTCGATATTGCGCAGCGCTCGCCGGGATTGACGACGGCCTTGGCGACCACCCTCGACGCTCAGCTCCGCGTCTTCAATGTCGCTGAGCAGACAATCAATCGTCTGCTTCCTGTAATCGGCAGGCTCAACGCAATCAATCCCCTTGGCGATCCAAGGCAATTCGTAAATAACCTGACGCAGCTAATCAGCCAGAATTTCGAGCGGCAGGACTTAAAAGAACTCGTTGGTCAATCGACGATAGCCGGCCAACTCATCAAGCAGATATTCAACGTTGATAATCCTACCAATGCCGAAGCGATCCGGACGGCGGCGAAGCGCATGGGGATCACCACGGTCGAAGCGTTAGCCTCGGCGCTGATCGAGGCCGGGGAGTCGAATTCAGCGCTGAAGAACGCTACGGAAACTCTCGGCGGCCAATTCGAGAAATTACAGGAGCGGATACAGATCGCAATCGCGCCGATCGGCGAAGAGATATTAAAGACGATTCTCCCCGCCTTTAAAGAACTCGTCGAGGTGATCGAGCGGGACGCGCCGAAGATTGCCCAGTTGTTTCGAGACAACAGAGACGAGCTCTTATCTCTCGCCAATGCCTTCGTAACCGCGGCGAGCGCGGTCGGTCAACTGGTTGGAGAACTCGGGAATCTGGATCGGCAGTTTGGAATAGTTCAAAACCTTACGCCTCTCGCGCTGTCGCTTTTCCCGGGCGGGCCGGCCAACGGCTTACTTCTACGAGGCGCGCTCGGCGACGCAGCGCGGCAGCGGGCGGCCACCACGATCTCAACTGGAGAAACGCCGGCCGAATTCGAGGCGCGATTGCAGGACGACGCCGCGGCAATGCTGCGGCGACTGGAAGGCGGCGGGGGTGGCGGTACGGGCGGGAGAGTGGGCGGGGGAGTTACGTCAGCGGCGTCTTCAGCCGCGCGCGCAGCCGCCAGGAAGAAGGCGCAGGAGATCAAGGATCTACAGGAAAAGATTCTCAAAGAGGACGTTGCTAACTTTGCCGACACAATACTCAAAAGCCTTGAAGACATCGAGCGCGCCGTCACCGGGCAGAATCTTGAAGGCGTGAGGGCCGAGGCTGCCACGGCCGCCGCGCGCGCCGATCGTCCCAGACAGCTTGCGGCGTCGAACATAGCCAACGCAGAGCGAATCCGCCAAATAGAACTTGAGTCGGCGCAGCTCGAAGCCAATACGGCCAAAGCGGCACAGGAAAAGCTAGAAAAATTGCCGAAGATTCTCAGCGACAGCGAGCGATTTATGCGCGGCTTTGCCGACGCCACGGTCACGGTAGGCGACGCGTTCGAACGCTTCGGACAGAACGTGGCGCACGCATTCACGAATGTCAGAGACGTATTCAACGGCCTCAAGCAAGCGGTGCTCGGTTTCTTCAACGATCTGATCGGCAATACGCTTCAAAACCTCGTACGGGGCACGCTCGGGGGACTGCTGGGAGGATCGGGCGGCGGCGGGATATTCGGCTCGCTCGGCAATCTGTTTCGCACGGCGCCGACGTTTCCGGCTTCAATCAGCGGCGGCGGTGGAGTGGGAGCCATAGCGTCGTCATTCTTTGGCGGTGGAGGGGCTGGATCGAGCAGCGGAAACTTTACTCTCGATCCGCTCACGGCTAAGGAGTTCGGCCTCGGCAAAGGCGGTTTTTCTCTGCCGAGTTCTCAATCGATCGGCGCTACCATTGCGCTACTAGGCGTTCAGTTGGGTGTTGGATTGGGCGGCAAAAGTACGGCCGGAAAGATCCTCGGCGGCATAGGCGGGGCGCTCGGCGTTATTGGCCTGCCTTTGCTTATTGGCGCCTCACTGCTCGGCAAGGCCGCGCAGAGAAAGTCCGACGAAGAAGCGAGCGGAGAAATGCTGCGCGCCGCGCTCGACGGGATCGAACAAATTATGTCCCAAGTCTCGAGCGGCGCCATTGACGGCGCGCAGGCGAGAAGCCTATTTGAAAACCAGGTCCTCGCTCAATTTATACAGCAAATCAAAACACTCAAGACTAAATCCGTCGTTGATTCCCGCTTGAAAAATCAGGTCGCCGATCTCCGCAACGTATTCGAATCGCGCTTGCCTGGAGCAGTCGTGCAGGCTCGGGATCGCGTGGCCAATCAGCAGCGGATCGCGGGGATTGATCAGCGGCTCGTACCCGAATTCGCCACGGGCGGCACGACAGAGGGCGGGCTCGCATTTCTCCACGCAGGCGAAAAGGTAGTCAACCTCCAGCAACAGGCGGCAATGCGCGCAATGGCCGGGGCCGATATCTTCGAGCGCGCCGGCGTGCCAGGCATACGCCAAAACGCCGTGTTTGACGCCGGCGGGACAATGGGCCGGGGGCTTGATATGCCGATTGAGATCACACTCGACGCACAGATCTCAATTGGCAAGTCCGACGCGACGGCGATCCACATTATGGGCGCCAACACAGCGAGCGGACGGCAGGTGACAGTTAAGAACGTTAAAGACGCAAGGCTGAATAGGGAACTGTAATGCCGCGAAAAATGCAAAACGGCTTGATGGATCTTCTCAGCCGTAAAGACAAGCAGGTCGAATCTCACAGCACGCTGAAGATCACGATTGATTCGGTAACGGTTGATCGGACCTATTATTTCGCCACGGCTGAATTGGACTTTGAAAACGTGACATGGCGACCGCTGCTAAAGCGCGGCGATCAGATCCGGGCCAGTCTTACCCGCGCGGCGGATCAAGCGACCTGCGAGATTCACAACGTAGACACCCTGATCGGCGTCGAGTTTCTGAAGCTCGGCTCGGCGATCTACGGCGCCGAAATTCAGCTTGGAAGATATTGGCTCGATCTGCTCAGCGGTACTCAGTATCACAAGGTTTTGTTGACCGGTCCGATCGTGGGGATGGAAGTCGCCGAGGACGCCGTGAGGCTTACCGCGGTATCCGAGGCTTATGCCAACGTCAACGTCGGGGCGTCACGCGCCGTCACGCCGATCTGCCAATGGGTTTACAAGGACGTTTCTACCTGTCAATACGCGGGACCGCAGACGGATTGCAATCTTCTGCTCAATCACGTTGACGGCTGCGAGGGCAGGCACGGCGGCGGCGTCGGCGCAACATTGAAACGCGCCAAATACGGCGGCGATCCGTTTCTGAATAGTCAATCCAGGCTAAAGACTGAATAAATGGCCGTAAATCAGCAAAATTTCGACACTGAGCAGTTCGAGCGAGACGACGCTGTCAGTGTCAGTGTCACTATCAACGCGCCGATCGATCCGAGCGACGTAAGCGGCGGATCGACCTCGGGCGACGTCGCCCAGGCGGCGCAGCTGATCGAGGACTATACCGCCGAGGGCGGCGGGAAGCTCCCGATTGTGTACGGGGAACACATAATCGCGGGACAGGAACTGGTGAGAAAATTCACGGCGGGCGTTCCCGACGTCTTGATAGCCTTCATTGCGCTTGGTGACGGACAGGGCGACTTAGGGCAACACGGAGAATGGGAAGGCGCGTTGGCGGTCTACTACGCCGGCGAAGCGCTGTCGGTCTCGCCGAACGGCTCAACTGACGGCTATAGATTCTATTTCGGAATAATTTCGACGGGTGTTGCGTCCGGTCCGCAGCAGGTGGATGCGTTCTTAACGAACGTTCTAGCCTACTCCGGAACCGCCTATATCGCCGTCCGTCTCTCCGGCGACAATGCCACGCCGCAGCGGCCGGATAGAATCAAGGGTAGATATAAAGGCCGGAAGGTCAATATCTATGACGGGTCCGGCAACGTCACCAGCTACGCCTATTCGACAAATCCCGCATACGCCGCTGTCGATCGCATCCGCGCTTACTATGAACACAAATTCCGCGACAATATAAGCCTGGCGCAGCGCAAACTGCTCGATAAAGTTGACTGGGAAACGCTTGGCAGCTGGGCGACCTTCAACGGCACGAATATCTCATGGGACCCTGGCACGGGCGCGGTCTCAATCGCTCGCTTCGAGTTTCACGGCGCTTTTACCGACGAGGCGACGCTGGCGGATGCGCTGGATCGCATAACCGCATCCTGCGGCGCGTGGTGGCAGGACGACGGGGAAAAGATAATGTTCTTGTCTCCCGCCGAGCGCGCGCCAGTTCACCACTTCAATGAATCGAATATTGTCGGGGCGCCGCACGCCGAGCCGAGGGATCTGCGGGTGCAGCCTAACGTCTTCGTCGCTGAATATCGTGATTATGACGATACCTATCTCGGCATAGCTTCGACGCCGCCGGTCAGGAATCTGGATTTAATCAAGCAGGTCGGAGAGATCAAGACGACGCGAAGCGTCACGAATATGAAACAGAGCCAGGCGCAACGGCTCGCCGCGCGCTGGAAGCGGATCGAGACAGATAATCCCGTGATCTGTACGCTGGTCGGTGACGAGTCTTCAATCGACTTATTACCCGGCGATTTCGTGATGGTCAGCCATCCGGTTTTAGACTGGAATTCTCAACTCTGCCTTGTCCAGTCAATCACGCTGACGAGCGGCGAAGATGGGGTGGATACCTGTGAATTCACGCTGCAACGCATAGACACCGCGCTGTATAGCGATTTAGATCATGGACCGAGACAAGGAGCAATCGCGCCGTGAGCAGACCTCAACTCAAACCGCAGGGCGTCACGGTCCTGCCAAACAATAAGCAGCGGTTCAAGTTGGAATGGTTTCCGGCGCCGCCGGGATGGCAGACCGTTACGAACGCGTTCATTCTCGCGGATTCGAAGTTGGATCAGTTCTCCGGGCCGGGCAACACTTCAGCTTTCGCAACCCATTCGCTCTATTCCGCCGGCGGACGGCTGGAATGGACGATCAACGACAATATGAAGCCGGCGTCGGGTGGCGCGCTGGCGTTCTCGGTTTTCAACTCCAATCAGTCTCTTAAATTCGACACCACAATTGACTTCACCTCAATCACGGTCAAAGACGAGAACGCGGCCACGTTATTTACCACCGGCTACACGCCGACGACAGGCGACCTGTTCACAGTCTATATAGGCGATCTTTTCCGGCTGGCGAAGAATGGCATTGTCTTATATTCCCGTCCGTCCACGCCGCCTATCTCTTTTCCCGTTTCCTACTTCGCACTCTTAACAACCCCGGTCGCGGGCGCGGACGCGGGAATCGCGGCGCCGGCATTGTTCGGCGATTGGCAGATCAACCCCTCGACGCCGGTCGCATTCTCCCTCGGCTCCGGCAACGGCGCGCTCACGCTGATCAGTCCAACTGAAGTCGAGTATTCGGGCAATACGATCCCCGGCGATCACACCCTCGTGGCATGGATCAGCCAGGCGAACGACACGTTTCAAATTCAGCGCGCGACGGCGTTGATTTCCTGCCCGGCGCTGATCTTCCTCGGCGATACGACGATCACGGTTCAGCCGGGCCAGAAGATTCGGCCAAAGACGAATTATGACGCAGAGCAGGGCGCGCAAACGAATCTTGTCAGCCTGGCTATCGCCGCCGGCGGGGGAAGTCTTACCGAGGGGGAATTCACGGCGCCGTCAACGCCGGGGACAACCGTAATCCGCGCAACCTGTTCAGCGAGCAATCTGCAAGCCGACCTGACTGTGATCACCTCTGCCGTGATCACGAATGCCAGCAACTATACGGCCGCGAAAGTGTCGGAGGTGATCGATTTCGATACCAATATCCCGACGACTACCTTGCCGACGTTCGTCGGCGCAGGCGCGATTGCCGAAGGCACAGGCAATATCACGCCGCCTCTGCCGACCGGGTTATTGCCGAATGACATCATGTTGATGTTCGTCGAGACGGCGAATGAGGCGGTCTCGACGCCTTCCGGCTGGGCGATCGTCGCCGATTCGCCGCAGGGAACTGGCACGGCGGCCGGCGCGACGTCGACAAGGCTTTCCGTATTCTGGAAGCGAGCGGCTGTCGGGGAAGTGGCGCAGCAGATCACGGACCCTGGCGATCACGCAATCGGCCAGATTCTTGCGTTCCGCGGCTGTATCCTATCCGGCAACCCTTGGGACGTCACGAGCGGCACTACCGCGGCGAGCAGCACTAGCGTTTCGATCCCCGGCGACACGACGACGGTCGTAAATACTTTGGTGGTTCTCGCGGTGGCGCATCAGACCGATACCGCCACGCCCCAGGCCAGTGGCTATACGAACGCAGATTTAGCCAATTTGACCGAGAGAACCGACGTAGCCACCACGCAGGGCAACGGCGGCGGATTCGCGGTGGTGACTGGCCAGAAAGCCACCATAGGCGCTTACGGCGCGACGACGGCCACATTGGCGAATGCGTCGGTCCAGGGCCTGATCTCGATCGCTCTGAAGCCGGAAGTGCTTTCATTCAGCGCTTCAATCGGCTCGATCAACAGTTCGTCCGGTTCATGGACGGCCCCGAGCCTGACAGGGCAGACGGCGCGGATTACGGCGAGCAACGGTGTCTTCACCGCGGTGACAGAGATTCGGGTCCTTGAAGTCTTCCCGCTAACTGACCCTTCGGCGCCGATCGTCGTCGAGCATAATAAGACAGTACTGATTGCCACGGCCGAGGACCGCACTCGCACGAGCAGAATCAAGGGCGCCGCATTCCAGTCGCGCGATATTGTGTTCAGAAATAAAGAGGTCTCCGAGCTTGAGCAGGCGATTACATTCTGGAATGCGAATCATCCCGGCGTAAGATTCATTCTTGAGGATAAGATTAGGACTAAGCGAATCGTGGCCTATTTCGATTCCGATCTGCGGTGGGAAGCCGACGCGAGTTGCGCAATTGATATTACCTTCAGGATTGTGGAGGCATGATGTTGATTTCGTACTTGCTGCAAATATCAATCTTAGCGATTCTGGCGTTTTTCGTGGTGGCGTTCGTGGTGATACTGCTTGGGGCGCGGAGAGGGAAGAAGAAATAGCTTCCCCCTCCTGTTGCATGCTGTCTCAGTTCAATTTCGCCCCGATTTCCTCGCCTCTTCATCCTGATATTCAATCTTCTTCCCAGACCGAGTTTCGAGAATACTCAGCGTCATTCGGACAATGTCTTTATTCAATTCAAACACGGCGACCTGCTCTTTGTCTTCAGCGTCCCTGTAGCCGATCGTGACGTAATGCTTTCTCTTCTTCGAGAACAGAAGAAATAGTCCGATCGGGGACAGCAGCACGGCGGTCGCAATCGCGGCGCCGACGCGCCGACCGGCCTTCTGGCCATACTCGATATCTATGATCCGATCATAGGGGATGGCGAAGGTATGCGCTTCTTTGTTCAACTTGTAATCGAACTTCAGGGCCGCGTCATCGCCTGTTTGCAGGATACCTTCCACCTTCTCTTTCGCGCCAGGGAAGTGCTTGTCCTTCGTGCTGCCGCCCATATATGAAGCGTTATTGCCGGCGGCCAGGGCCGGCGAGTTGATCAGCAGTGAAACGATAACTATTGAAGCAACGATTGTCTTTTTCATGAATCTCCTTTGGTTGAGTGTTTGTGGTTGAGATTGTTATGGGGCTCTCCACCCTCGGGCCGCGCGGGGTGGTTATTAAACCACACCTATCGTGACCGATAATGTTTGTTAAGGTTTGTAAAGCAATCATTGGGTTTGTCGCCGCTTATGCTTTACACAGCGTGGAG